GCTACGCCTTTGGTGATACGAAGATCGTCGATGTAACCGTCAATAGCGTGACTTATGGCCCCAAAGTTCATAAATCGGCCTACATAAGTCGGACCATTTCCGCTGTATATACTTGTAAAAGTACCTTGTCCTTGCTGCACACCATCTTTAAATAGCGTAATGGTAGATCCATTCTTTACTGCAGCAATGTGCATCCAAGTATTTAGCGGTATAGTAACTGAAGCAGTTGCAAGAGAATCGCCTGAGCCTAAACCATTTGTACTCCAGTAGAAATAGATAGTGGTACTGCTAACCGCCAATCCCCACTCTCTCGAAGTTTGACCTCCTTTACTCACAATATAATGGTAAGTCCTATTTCCGTCTAAATAAATCCAAGCTTCAACAGTAAAATCTTCAGCAGAAGTCACTTGCAAAGAACTTGATGCCGGTATTGACAAATGATCAACAGAATCATTAGCAAAATACATTGACGACCCACCAAACTTACTGTAAGTCGTACTTATCTGAGCGTTACCACCGACAGTAATAGCGTGGTTATTGCTACTACTATCTACAATCGCTGTGCTGCCGTTAGTCCCATCACCATAAAGCAACAGCGACACATCACTAAAGTTTTCATCTGTTGTTGGTGCAGCAGCCTGACTAGCCAGTGCAGATCGCAATCCGTGTGGAATCCTCATGCAACATCTCCCACACTTGCTCCATAAATTTGAGTGCCAACTTTCCAGAACTGCAGAACTGTATAACCAGTCGTAGCCAGCGTTGGCGCTGATCCACCAACCCAAGCAACACCACTGCCGCCCCAGGTTGAGTGAGTCCACGTCAACGTATAAGCAGTGCCATCAGCAACCATCAATGTGACACTCTCACCTGCTGCAAAGTTCGTAGCCTGTGGTGTGCGGTCTGCACCAAGGGTCACAAGCTGAACGCTGCCATTGCCAGGATCAACTTCAAATCCTGCACCATCAGTAATGGTGTAGACATCTTCAAGAATCGTTCCAGTGATTGCTGGATCAACGAGTGTTTTACTGCTTAATGTCTCTGTTGCTGCCTTTACAGAAAGGTTATCGACCGTCAGCGTTTGCGTGCTGCTGGTGATTGAATCAACTTTGACGGTTCCAAAAGCCATTAGAGCACCAGCCAGGTAGCGTTAGCAGGAACGGTTACGACAAATGTAGCAGCAACCTCAACGGGGCCAACAGAAAATCCGTTGCTACCAGCCGTCAGGGAGGTGTCGGCACTGATAACCTGTTTTGATTCTAGTATTACTCCCGATCCCCCGCCACCTGCGCCTGTTTCAACCCATTGGCTGCTGTCGCCATCGTTTATGTAGCGATATTGAATTCCTGTATCAGTGTCAAGCCACTCGTCTCCTATGCCTGGACTTGCTGGTGGATTAGATCCTGAAGTAAAACCTGTTGCTTCAATAGGCGCAGAAAATTCGATCCACTGCAGACTGTTTCCGTCGTTGGCATAAACGTAAAGTATTCCAGTTGTTAATTGCAGCCATCGATCTCCGTTACTAGGGCTACTAGGTGCAGACGCGCTAGCAGTAAAGCTACCTGATCCTCCACCTCCACCACTAGTGCCGTTAGATGCTGCTGTGATTCGCCCTTGTGCATCAACAGTAATATCAGCGTTTGTATAAGATCCTGCTGTTACTGACGTATTATCCAGGTTTAATGTTATTGAACCGCTGGTAGTAATAGGACCACCAGTTGAGGTTAGACCTGTGCCGCCAGTAACGTCAACACTGGTAACAGTGCCGCTCCCACCACCACCAGAGCCATTAGATGCAGCCGTGATACGACCTTGTGCATCAACAGTAATGTTTGCTGATGTGTAACTGCCTGCAGTGACTGCAGTGTCTGCAAGCTTGGCGGCTGTTACTGCATCATTGTCAATAGTAAAAGTTGTGCCGCCGCCAGATACGGTAATGTCACCTTTGTCGCCGTCGGATAAGCTGCCACCAGATTGTGTAATCCATGCGTAGTCAGATCCGTTCCAGCTAAGGACTTGACCAGAACTAGCCCCAGATACGTTTAGGTGAAGATCAACATCACTATTTGCATATGCTGTGGTTTGATCTACCCAATCAAGGGTGCCTGAGCCGTCAGTTTTTAAGACTTGGTTTGAGCTGCCTGTTGTTGCAGGCAACGTAAACACAATGTTGCCGCTAAAGCTGCTATGTGGTGGAGCTTTTATTCCTGCATAGTGTGCATTGTTTACCTCGCAATACAAACGCAACTCTGACTGAGTGCCTGTATTTTTAATGCCGACAATTCCACTTGATATGAACTTTGAGTTCATATCTAAATCACCGCCTAGCTGTGGCGTTGTGTCTAGAACAATGTCTGTGCCACCGTTTGCTCCATCCGCTCCATCTGCACCGTCTGCTCCGGCAGGTCCGGTTGCACCAGTTGCACCAGTTGCACCCTGAGGAATCGAGAAATCAAAGACGGCGGCTGCGCTTGTGCCACTATTCGTAACTGTTGCACTGCTTCCGGCAGCACCTGTTGTTACTGTTCCAACCGCGATTGTTGCCGCCGCGCCGTCAGCGCCATCAGAGCCTGCAGCACCAGTAGCTCCAGTGGCACCAGTAGCTCCGGTGGCTCCGGTGGCTCCAGTAGCACCTGTATCCCCACGCGGGATCGTAAAGTCGAAAGAAGCTGCCGATGATGTACCGCTGTTAATAACAGTGGCATTACTTCCAGCAGCGCCAGTAGTTACCGTGCCAACGGCAATAGTTGCAGCAGCACCGTCAGCACCGTCAGCACCAGTTGCTCCTGTTAGTCCTTGCGGTCCTGTAGCACCAGTCGCTCCAGTTGCACCAGTAATGCCTTGGATGCCTTGGATGCCTTGTGCGCCTTGCGGGCCTACAGAGGTCGCTGTAACAACATTAGTCGCTGTAGTTTCAACAACAGTCGTTTTGCCATTGCTGGTGACAACAACTGTCGGCTTTTGCGTTGTTACGCTAACAGTTGTCATGGTGCCGTATATCCTTGGCTGACAAATATAATGCCTTCTAAATAATACTCACGAAGTCCGCTTGAGTTTTCCAGCAGTACGTCATATCGCAACTCATCAGGAAAAGTTGCAGTCTGTGTATCCGTCAAGCTGATTTGAATTTGACCATTGCTCCGGTTTGTGTAAACAACCGTAAAATCAGCCGACTTTGTGGTGCGGCCTTCGTCCCATGCCTGCGCGTAAACCGTATAGCCCGTTAGGTCAATCGCAGCATTATTGCTGTCCTTAAACTGCAGGTCAAGCGAATGGTCGCTTCTGCGCTGCAATGTGAAGTTATATGTGCCCGGTTGTACGGCCATAAGAACCCTCCTAACGGCATGTTAACGCATCAAGCCCGCTAGGCATCACCTGCTTAGCCACCGGTCGCAACCGCTCCAGCAACATTGGACAGGATTTCGGCACCGGACCAATTACTGGTTACAGTTGCAGTGTTTGGCACAAGCACGAAGTTACCTACTTGAACAACATAACCATCATTATTTCCAGACCCAGATACGTTGCCTATAAACGCCAAGGTGCTTACTGCCGTTCCACTATTGGCAATAAACGCATTTTGCCGATCGTCAGGAGACCAGCCATTAACTATGTTAGATCCATTCAGCTTAATCACCGAAAGGCTTCGGTTCATTTGATTACCCATCCTAGCCGCTAAGTACAACTTGTAATCAGAGGGAACTGTAAAACTAAAATTAACGGTCAGCGTGCCAGAACTTGACTGTGGGACAAGATTATTGGCGAAAGATTTGTCGTTGAACCAAGTCGTCATTGTAGCGGCGCTATAGTTTACTGTCTCATTGTCTCCAGACGGATGCTCCACATAGTCGAATTGACCCGTGCTTGTAACTGCATCAAAGCTAAAGCCACGAACACCGCCAAACATAAGCTGTTGAATCGTCATGAAACGCCTGCTCCTGTAATCACAAACTCATTTGACGCTATACAAAGTACAGTACAAATACCATACTGTGCAAGAGTTCTGTTGCCAGTATTAGCAGTGCCAGCGTCTCGCAATGTGACAGAAGCCGCTGCCGTAATAGTTTGATCAGATGTACTATTATTGTAAATACTTATAGCATCGCCAACACTAAATACGCCAGATGGTACAGTCACGCCACCAGCAGTAATGTTGACGTGTTTTCCAGCATCAGCTGCAACTAATGTATAAGCAGAAGTTTGAGAGTTTTGTGGAACATTGCCGATTACAATATCAGCTGAGCCGTCAAAAGAAGTGCCGTTAATACTTCGTGCATTCGCAAGAGTTGTGGCTGTATCGGCATTACCAGTCAAGTCGCCGGTAAACCCTGTGGCAGTAACCGTGCCATTTACATCTAACAAAGTGGCGGGACTAGTCGTTCCAATTCCCACGTTTCCACTTGCATTCACGAGAACCCGCGCTGTTCCAGCAGTCGTAATGCCAAACTGATCTGATGCTGGCGCATAAATACCAGTGTCTGTATCAGTGCCGCTATACAGGCTTGGAGCAGCTGCTGTACCAGCTGGATAATTTAGCTTCCCATCCGCACTAAGTAAACCGGCAACACTTACTGTCGAGTCAAAAGTGCCTGCATTTGTTACGTCAAGCGTTCCAGGGATATCAACATTGCTCGTAAACTCGACACCAGTCCCAGCGGCATCAGTCTGCAACAGTTGACGTGCAGAGCCATTTGCCAGCTTGCTGACTGCAATTTCCGCACTGCTAGAAATATCTGCATTAGCAATCGTGCCATTCAGAATCATGGTGCTGGTAACAGTGCCCGTATCACCAGTCGTGACAACGTTACCAGTAACATCAGGAATCGTAATTGTGCGATCAGCAGTTGGATTGGTAACGGTCAGGGTCGTTTCATAGTCGTCACTAATTGAACCTTCAAATACCAACGTAGCGTTTTCTCCTAGCAGCACCGTTCCGCTTAACGACGGGCTTGTAGAACTCAGTTTTTCAGTGTCAAGCTCTTGCAGTGCAGCCTGCACATTAGTGGAGGAAATGGTGCCAGCAGGCGTAAAACTGATATTTGTCGCAGTTTGACCGGCTATCGCGTTTGAAACGTCAATTAACGTAAAAGCAGAACCTGTACCCATAGAAATCAACATGTCCGGTGGCGCTAATGCAACCGAAGGCGCTGTGCCTGAACCAGTGCCACTATTGCTAACAACTACATAATAATTTTGATTCGTAACTGCCGGAGTTGGCAGTGCTGACCCACTCGTAAATCCAGCTGCACTACCTTCAGTGGTTACAGTGTCTAGTGTATTGGTGTTGGCGTCGTACGTTCCGGCGAGTATAAGATTGCCGCTGATAATCGTAATTGGCAGATATGCAGTGCCGGTATAGATGTAAAGATCTTCGTTTAGCTCGTCAAAAAAGAACTGACCCTGAAAATCACCGTCTGGAAAAGTAACAACGTTATCAGTTGAACCTGCGCCACCAAACTTTGTCGTTGACTGATCGGCTAATTTTGACGCTGTAATTGAACTATTGGCAATCAAGCTACTGCCAACTGTCCCAGATGTCAGCTTTGCGGCAGAATGACTTGGAACATCGTCAGCTTCAAGCGTTGTGCCAGCAGTGACGACACCCTGAGCACTCACCGTAACCTTGGTATAAGTGCCGCTGGCAACAGTGTTATCGATACTCAAATTGCCGGTTGCATCAACAGCTAAGCCGTCACTTGCAATAACTCCACCGACAGCAGATGCAGTAGCAATCGGCAGATCGTCAGATGCAATAACGCGACCACCAGTGATAAGCCCTTGAGCGTTATATGTAACAACATGATGCGTGGAACTTGCTGTTACAGAATTATCGATCTCGATGGTTTCAGAATCCATCGTCAAGCCGTTGCCATTAACAATGACACCGCCTTTTGCTGAAGTCGTTGCTGCTGGCAGATCTGTTCCACTGATTGCCCGATAACCAACCGCTCCAGCAGCCCCAGTTGGACCGGCTAAAAACTGAGCAGCAGCAGTAGTGTTATCTAACGTTGCAGAAACCGTAACTGTTGATCCGCTTGTCGTCGCAACAATGTTGATTTCTCCAGTCGTGCTGCCGCTAACAGTGTTAATTGAACCAGGGGCTTTCAAACTTAGCCACGCAGATCCGTCCCATGCGTACAGCTTGTTGTCATCTGTGTCTAAAGCAAGTTGGCCTGTAAAATCTCCAGCAGCAGGTAATTCCGTAACTAAATCAACGGTTGACTCATCTGCCAGTTTGGCTGCCGTTACTGCACTTTCAGCGATCTTAGCTGTTACTACCGACGCTTCAGCAAGAGCAACACTTGTAACATCACCAGCGGCAAACAGGATCTTTGCGCCAGGGATAGTGTCATCACTAATCAAGGTGACGCCGTTAGCGATCAGATCGCTAACTGTTAGCTTTTTGGTTTCGCTTGCGCTGCTATCGACGGCGACAAGAAGATCACCGTTGGCTAGGTCTGAACCAGCGAGTGCGTTAAGCTCACTAATTTTTAAATCAGACATGGGCGGTAAACTCCTAGTTAGTCTTGCTGGACTGACAAGCGGGCGTCAGCGTCCTCTTCTAATTGTAGAGCATCGGAATTCTCCTGCAATAGCTTAATTTTTGGTTCTAAGTCCATCCTTAGCCTAATCTCGCCTGTTGTGATAAAATCAGCAGTTATTTGCACTACATTGTCAGGAGCAAATTGAATCGCAGCAAGAGTGATTATTCCTTCGACTCTCCACCAAATTTCGTCATTATTTCTTTCACTTACGCCGCTAGGATTGTAACCACCTTTTTTAATATAAAAACGCGCAGCAAAATTACTTCCGACTTTGGTGCGATGCACTAATTCATACAAATAATGAGGTAATTCATCTGTTGTGTTCCCCGCGTATTCCCAAAAAGCAGTAATCCTGCCAGAGCCTGAAATCAGTGTGTTTACCCTTGTGCGAAACTCCTCTGACAAACCTGTAGTGTCTACCGTTTCGCGCTCTGTGTTAATCTCAAAGCTACTAACCTGAGCCAAAACCCTACGTTCCGGGTTTTCGACTTTTACTCTCACCGGTATTGAGTTCCCCGGCGTAGCCAAAGCAATAGCATTGGCCTTGCCACCCGCTACAGAAAGCGCAAAGGTGTTGTAAAGTCTGACACCACTTGCCTCATCGACATGAACATATTTTTTTATGCTTGACTCTGTATGACCGTCAATAAAATCCAAAACGCTGCCATCTGTACTGGTAATTTCAACCTTGTCACCAGTAATAAATTGTTCATTATCGAAATCAAAACTAAAACGCTTTTCTGCTGCATTTACATCAGCAGCATCAATTCTTGACCTAAGTTCCCCGCCATTAAATTGACGCTTTAGCTCAATATCGCCAAAAGTCCCTATATATACCGTCATGAGATTGTAACAGTAGAAAGTGCGCCAGTAGCTTGGAACGAAATTTCAGCCCTTACGATGTCAGCTGTTTCTGCACCAATCGAAGCACTGGTAATGTAGGCGTTTAACTTGATGTCATTAAAGTCAATCCCATCAATCCAGCGAAAGGTCAACTCAACAGTATCAGTGTTGCTAACGCCATCAAGACCTGTTTTGTATAATTTGCTCAAAATTTTTGTGGTATTAAATGTGTTATCGTCTGCTTTGTAGTACAACAATGTTGCAGATCCGCTATAGCCGACCACCCCAGGCGTATAAGCTCGAACATGATCCCCTAATGTTGTAGTTTCAAGCGTCTCAAGGTTGGACTGCACAGAAAAATTGACGACCTTTGCCAGCTTCGTTCCACCAACTCGCAATTCGCCATCCCTGCCGCTGTAGACCTTAGCCATCAGAGCACACCAATCAGATTTACTGTAACAGTGCTCGTTCCAGCGCGCACCTGAGCAAGCTGAGGTGGATTCTCGTAACGATACTTATTGCCAGTCGTTTGAGCACCTAGCGCTTCAGTGTTTCCTTTCCATCCACCACGCGCTGGCTGACCAAGGTTGAACGTGTCAAAGGTGCCGCGAACAAACTCATAGTGATCCAAAAACTGTTCAGCCTGTGCATCAGTGACATTGGCATAGGTCAGCTGCAGCTTCATGTTCGTGCGGTTGCTGCCATACAAAATCCGCGTCTCCGCGCCATTTTGCGCCTTAAACGTTTTAATCGGAAAATCACCCGACTCAAACGATCGACTGGTTGGCGTCAGTGCAGGAAAGTCCATTACTTAATTTCAAAGGAACCGTCTAGGAGCGCTTCGACGATGCGGCTGCTGCCATCATCATTGCAAGGATACTCAGATGCAACAATATCAACTGTGCCCTGATCCGAAAATGTCAGTTGCTCGACAACATAAGTATTTGTATTGATTTCATCGTTTTTAATCGTGAAAACTGTGTCGTAAAATGTTGTCTCGGTCACGATGCCACCAGCAACAGTCATCTTTCCGTCCTGGACCTCTTCAGACTCTGTTTTAAAATATACCACATTGTAAGTGCCATCGGGCAGATCAATGACGCTGGTAACAACACCAGAACTGCTAACCGATCCATTGTTTGCGCTGTTGTAAGGACTTGATTCAGTAACAACCTTAATAAATGAACCGGCCTGAATGCTTAAACCTTCAAGAGTCGTTGAAAAGCTGATTGTATGAGTGACAAGAGCACGCAGGGCCAAGAAATACTTTGCAACTTTTTCAGCGTGTTCCTGTGAGGTGCAGAACTGAGTCAGGTCAAACTGCTCGACAGGCAGCACGTTGACACCAGCATCAGCAAACAATCTGTTGTTTTGTGTCGCCCTGACGCTGATTGCCTTCTCTTCTGGCAGGCTATTTTTTCGCTCTTGTCTGAAACGTACAACTGCTCTAAAGGCCCTGCGTTCTTCTGCGCTGAGATATTCAACCCTGAAGGTATCCTCCAAGATATTGCCAGAAGTAAAGAGCTGTGCGATTGGAACAGCGCCTTCAATCACGTTGCCAAACTGGTCAATGGGTAGCGCAGGCTTCAGGCTAAACTTGCCGTCAATGATCACAAAGTTACACAAGAAGAATGGTGCAACATCCATGATGAACTGACGCAAGTTAGTCCGCTCAACAATCGGACCATTGAAAAACATTCTTTCCTTAAACAGGAACCTTGACGTTAAAATTAATTGATCTTTTTCAATAAGATTCGGGTTATCACGGTTCATTGCTAACAGACCACCCGCACCAGCAACCTGATCAGTCAGCAAGAAGTAGGCAAGATCAG